TACGACGTTGCAGGTGTTCAGCCAATGACTGGTCCAACTGGTCTTATCTTCGCAATGAAGAGCCGTTATGACGGTGGCTCAACATCTAACCGTGAAGCACTGTTCAACGAAGCAGAGACAAACTTCTCAGGTGATTCATCAGCAACTCATGACTCAGACAACGCTTCTGGCTTGTTTGGTATTGACTCAGCTGCTCAGGATTCAAACCTTGATGATCAGCGTCTTACTTCAATCTTCGGCGGCGGTATGCCAACAGGCGACGCTGAAGGTCTTGGTTCAGCATCTGTTGATCCAAATTCAGCATTCCGTGAGATGGGCTTCACCATCGAAAAAGCTACAGTCACTGCCAAAAGCCGTGCACTGAAAGCCGAGTATAGCTTGGAACTGGCTCAGGATCTTAAAGCTATTCATGGCTTGGATGCTGAAACAGAGCTGGCTAACATTCTCTCAACAGAGATCTTGGCTGAAATCAACCGCGAAGTTATTCGTACTCTGAACACTCAGGCGAAAACTGGCGCATCAACTGCAAACACTGCAGTTAATGGTATCTTCGACCTCAGCACAGACGCTGACGGACGTTGGTCTGTTGAGAAGTTCAAAGGTCTGATCGTACAGATCGAGCGTGAGTCAAACATCATTGCTAAAGAAACACGTCGCGGTAAGGGTAACTTCATCATCTGTTCATCAGATGTTGCTTCTGCTCTCGCAGCTTCAGGTATGCTTGATTATAGCCCAGCTATGTCAACTGCACTGAACGTTGACGATACTGGCAACACTTTTGCTGGTACACTGAACGGTCGTACACGGGTTTACATTGACCCATATGCAACTGCTGACTACGTAAACGTAGGTTATAAGGGTACAAACCCATATGACGCAGGCGTATTCTACTGCCCATATGTACCACTAACAATGGTACGTGCGGTTGGGGAAGACACCTTCCAGCCAAAAATCGGCTTTAAGACTCGTTACGGTATGGCTTCAAACCCATTCGTTGGCGATACTCCAGCCGATGGTCTTGCAACTGTTAAGACTAACCAGTACTACAGAATCTTCCGCGTCGATAATATCCTCGCCTAATTCTGATACTATAAAAAAAGGAAGGGGATTAAACCCCTTCCGATTAAAACTGGACCAGGAAAAATCCTGGTCCTTTTTTGTATAAATAAAGCATAAGGAGTATTAATATGGCAGTTACAGTAAACACTTTAGAAAATACCAACTTTATGGCTCCAACCGGTTTTCGGGTGGTTGTTAATAGACAGCGATTTCCTAATCTAGAATTTTTTGCTCAAACAGTATCACATCCAAGTGTTATTGTAACACCAAGTGAGGCACCTTTCCGTTTTTCAAATGCCTATATACCAGGTGATAAAATCTTTTACGAAGAATTACAAATAACAGCTATACTTGATGAAAATATGACATTGTATATGGAAATGTTTGATTGGTTAAAAAGTTTCGTGGAAAATCCGCTTGATCAGAATTCTACAGGCATTTTTAGAGCTGGAGATAAATCGTTATATGATATTTCTGTACTAGTACTTAATAGCCATAACAATGTTGTACGCAATATAACGTATAAAGATTCATTCCCATCAGTTCTTGGTAATGTAGAATTCAGTTCCACCATAGGTGATGTTCAATATATAACTTTGCCTATAACTTTTAGATATACGACGTTTACAGTCGAGTAAAAATATGGTATAATAATATTATGATTGAAATAGATAGTTATGTTTATGTGTTTAAGCAAGATCCAGACCAAGCAGCAAAAAATAAAGAAAAAGTATTAGATCTTATCGAGGTTGATAAGAAAAAATATAATATCGAACTAAACCCATCTGGATACTGGTATGATTTCCCTGATATAGGTTTAAGTCCTCATCAAAGAATTCCAGGTTATCAAGATGCAGCTAATGATGTTATTTTGCCATTCGTAAAGACTTTGGCCGCTGAATTTGGCTGTGATTTAGTTAGAATCCCCCCATTATGGTTCCAGCAATATCCGAAAGGTTCTAAATTCGGATGGCATACACACACGCAGTCAAATTTTAGTTGTGTATATTTTGTAGAATTGCCTGATGAACGTTATTCAACAGAATTTCTGACTCTAGGTAGATTCCCAATGGAAGAAGGTGACGTTCTCTTCTTTCCGTCGTTTCTTCCTCATAGATCACCATATATAGAAACAGATAAGCGAAAAACAATAATTTCATCAAATTACGATTTTAACTTCCTTAGGTAATTAATATTATGAATCTTGAAACTATTCTAGAAATGTGGGCTGAAGACTGTAAAATTACAGGTTCATTAGATGAATCATCCCGACAAACACCTATGCTTCATGCAAAATATCTTAATATGCTTACACAGGCTAAGCTTCAACTTAAAAGATCAGAAATGCAACAAAAGACTTTATTGAAAGATAAATGGCTTTATTATAACGGTAAAATGTCTATGGAAGAAATTCAAGAACGCGGCTGGCAATTTGATCCATTTAATGGCTTAAAAGTATTAAAGGGAGAAATGGATTATTATTATGATGCTGATACAGATATACAAAAATCCGAAGAAAAGTTTCAGTATTGGAAAACAATTACTGAAACTCTAACAGAAATAGTCGATAATATTAAATGGAGACATCAGACAATTGGTAATATGATTCGTTGGCGAATGTTTGAAGCAGGCGATTAATGGATAATATAAAAGTAAAAATGCAGAATCATTCTATGTTGCAGATAGGTTGTGACTATGGTATTGCAAATGAATTAAGTGATTTCTTCTCATTTTTCGTTCCTGGTTACAAATATATGCCAGCTTATAAGAATAGGGTATGGGATGGTAAGATTCGTCTGTTTAATATTACACAGATGACACTTCCTGTAGGTTTATATCCATTTCTTAAAGAATTTGCAAAACCAAGAAACTATTTAATTGAACCTATATTGGATGATTACTACGGTTTACCAGAAGTACTAAATCCCATTAATCCTGATGAAATTTATCAATATATTAAAGATTTAAATCTACAATCACGAGGTAATCCAATTGATATTCGTGATTATCAGTTTGATGCATTTTGTCAGGGATTACATAAAAAGCGTGGGGTACTAATTTCTCCGACAGGTTCTGGTAAATCTCTTATCATCTATGCATTTGTACGTTATTACCTAGAAATGATAGATGAGTATCAAAAAGCGCTTATTGTTGTACCTACTACATCGCTTGTTGAACAAATGTATAACGACTTTGGTGATTATGGTAATAATGAAGATTGTCATAGAATCTATTCCGGTCGTGACAAAGATACTGATAAGCGTATTATTATATCAACATGGCAATCGATCTATAAACTACAACCGAAATGGTTCCAACAGTTTGGTATGGTTATTGGTGATGAATGTCACGGATTTAAGTCAAAGTCATTAACAACCCTAATGAATAAGTGTACAGAAGCAGAATATAGATTTGGTACAACTGGTACACTTGACGGATCACAAACACATGAGCTTGTATTACAAGGCTTATTTGGAAAGATATATAATGTAACAACTACAAAAAAGCTTCAAGATGAAGATACACTTGCAAAGTTAAAAATTAACGTATTACTATTAAAATACTCTGATCAGATAAGAAAAGATTGGGGTAAAAGAACATATCAAGAAGAAGTAGACTATATTGTTAAATACGAACCGCGTAACAATTTTATTCGTAACCTTGCTCTCGATCTCGATGGTAATACTCTTGTTCTGTTCCAATATGTCGAAAAACATGGAAAACCGCTTTTCGAGCTTATTAGAGAAAAAGCACATGAACGTAGAAAAGTATTCTTTGTATCAGGAGACACTGAAACATCAGACCGTGAAGCAATACGTAAGATCGTAGAAGGACAAAAAGATGCTATCATCGTGGCTAGCCTTGGAACTTTTAGTACTGGTATTAATATCAGAAACTTACACAATATCATCTTCGCCTCACCTTCCAAATCGCAAATCCGCGTTTTACAGTCCATTGGTCGAGGACTTAGGAAAAGCGATAATGAGCGTGATACTGTTTTATATGATGTGGCTGATGACATCCATTGGAAGCTCAGAAAAAACTACACGTTAGAACATTCAGCAGAAAGAATTCGGATGTATGTAAAAGAAGAATTCCCTTATAAAATTTTTGAGGTAGATATATGAGTTATAAACAGATGAAGTTGATCAGTGGCGAAGAAATTATCTGTGAGATAGTTCATTGGCCAGACAATAAAGATGACGATAATACAATGGTTATTCGGAAAGCTGCCGAAGTAGCAGTTCATGAAGATCTAGAAGAAGCCGTTAGATTCTATACTTTTAGACCATATATGACATATATCTACGATGCCGAACAATTTATTACATTAAATGGAAATAATATTACTTCTATTACAACGCCTCATCATGAAATGTTGAAACAATATAGACATCATATGAAAGAAGTAATAAAAGAAAGAACAAAAAATCTTGACGATATTGCGCTAGACTCCGACAGCCATAATATTGTACTGTTTAAGCCAAAGTATCACTAGGGTATTCTATCCCTTCCTAAGACTGACATCTTATTATATCGAAAAATCTTACCTTTGTAAACCCCCTAAATTAAAAAATATTTGAAAAATTTATGTTTACAATCGGGTATTAATACGATATAATAATTATATAAAATAGGTAAAGAAAATGAAACCATCAGAAAAACCACATTATGTTAATAATAAAGAATTTTCTTTTGCTGTCGTAGACTATGTAAAAAAGGTAAACGAAGCTGAAAATTCTGATGAAGAAATTCCTAAGGTACCAGATTATATTGCTTTGGCATTTATGAAAATTGCCGAAGGATTATCGCATAAGGCAAACTTTATTAGATATACCTATCGTGATGAAATGGTAATGGATGCAGTTGAAAATTGTCTAAAAGCAGTAAAAAACTATAATATTGATGCTGCTACCCGAACAGGTAATCCAAATGCATTTGCGTATTTTACACAAATTTGTTGGTATGCTTTTCTTCGCCGTATTGAAAAAGAAAAGCGGCAGCAAGATATTAAGATGAAATATATTAGTCAATCGCCATTTGAAGATTTTGCACTATCGGGTGATTTAGATGAAGCATCACTTGCTGCAGCACACCAATATGTCGATTCTTTACGTGTTAAGATTAATCAAGTAAAAGAACGTGATTCATATTATGATAATATAGAAAAAGAAGAAAAAAGAAAGAAACGTAAATCTAGGGCTTCTTCTACTGATTCTGATCTTGGGGAGATATTCTCTTAATGCAAATTGCTGTTTTGAACGATACCCATTGTGGTATTCGTAACTCTTCTGATATCTTTCACGATAATGCAGAAAAGTTTTATAATGATACATTTTTTCCTACGCTTTTAGATTTAGGTATTAAGCGTATTGTACATCTTGGTGATGTATTTGATAATCGTAAGTTTATTAACTTTAAGTCACTCCATCGATACCGTAAAACATTCTTAGCAAAGCTTCGGGAATACGGTATGCATATGGATATTATTCCTGGTAACCACGATACATTTTATAAGAATACAAATGATCTAAACAGTTTAAAAGAATTGCTTGGTCACTATATGAATGAAGTTACTATTCATATGGAACCAACCGTAGTTAATTATGACGGATTTAAATTAGCATTGTTACCATGGATATGCTCAGAGAACCATGATCGTTCACTTGAGTTTATAAAAACTTGTAAAGCAGATTGGCTTGGTGGTCATTTAGAGCTACAGGGATTCGAAGTACTAAAAGGTATTGTATCACCACACGGATTAGATCATAAACTATTCTCACGTTTCGAACAGATTATATCTGGTCACTTCCATACAAAATCAGAAAAAGATAATATTTTGTATCTCGGATCCCAGATGGAATTTTTCTGGTCAGATGCACACGATCCGAAGTCATTTCATATTATTGATACTGAACGTCGTGATATTACTGCTATTCCAAATACAAATACATTATATGAAAAAATTGTGTATGACGATACTAAACATGACTATATGGATTATCTACAATATAACCAACATCTTGACCATAAGTTTGTTAAAGTAGTAGTAATCAATAAAACAGATCTCTATATGTTTGATAAGTTTATCGATGCTATTCAATCTAGACCAATACACGAATTAAAGATTGCAGAAAACTTTAATGAATTCCTAGGTGAAAATGTAGAAGATGAAAATGTTACTGTAGAAGATACTGCAGAATTACTCGATAATTATGTAGATGCAGTCGATACTGACCTGGATAAAGATCGCATTAAAGTTTCTATGAGAAATTTACTTACCGAGGCACAATCACTCGAAGTTGCGTGATATATAATACTATACATTATGAAGTGAGGAATGAATGATTAGGTTTGAAACCCTAAGGTGGAAGAACTTTCTTTCTACCGGTGATAACTGGACTGAAGTCCATTTAACCCAAACTAAATCTACTCTTATCGTTGGACAAAATGGTGCTGGCAAATCGACTATGCTCGATGCTTTGTCCTTTGCGCTGTTTGGTAAACCACATAGGAATATTAATAAGCCGCAGCTTGTAAATACTATTAACCAAAAGAACTGTTTGGTAGAAGTATCATTTAATGTAGGTAGCTCTAAGTTTAAAGTAGTACGTGGTATTAAACCTCAGATCTTTGAAATATGGAAAAATGAAACCCTACTAAATCAGGATTCACATGCAAAAGAATACCAAAAGATTCTTGAACAAAATATCCTGAAACTAAATCACAAATCATTCCATCAGATTGTTGTACTTGGTAGCAGTAGCTTTGTTCCATTTATGCAACTACCAGCACAGCATAGACGTGACGTTATTGAAGATCTTTTAGATATTAATGTATTTTCTAAAATGAATACTCTTATTAAAGAAAAGCAATCAATACTAAAGGAAACATTAAAAGATAAAGATCATCAGATGGAATTGCTAAAGAATCGTATTGATTCACAGAAAAAGTATATTCGTGATATTACTGCAATGAATGAAGAAGAGATTACGCAGAAGAGGAACCAGATTGATGAAGCAGATAAAGAGATCAAGCAACTGCAGATTTCTAATGGCAGTGCGTCTGATTACATCGAGAGGCATGCTGAACAAAATGCAAACGACCTTAATACCGCGAACAATAAAAAACAGAACCTATTACAGTATAAAGCTCAATTCGACACCCAGATTAGGTCCGTTGTTAAAGACACAAAATTTTATGAAGAAAATCAATCATGCCCATCATGTGATCAAGTAATAACTGAAGAGACTAGAAATAAAAAGCTAGGTGAAGGAAGATCAAAGGCCGCAGAGCTACAATCAGCAATGCGTAAGCTCCAAGATGAATCTGATAGCCTGTCTTTATTACTTGATAAGCTTACTAGTGTATCTGAAGAAATTAAAAATAAGCAGACAGCTACCCATGCTAATAATCAGACAATACAAAGACTACAGAAAACTATTTCTAGCCTAGAAAATGATATTACTAGACTAACAGGTCGCGAAGGTGATCTTAGTAAAGCGAATCAGGAACTTTCGGATATGAATTCTCAAAAAAGTAACCTGATGGAAGATAAATTAAAGTTAAATGAAGACTTTTCATATAATACTGTTATGGCAGAAATGCTTAAGGATACAGGTATAAAAACAAAAGTTATTAAACAGTATATCCCAATAATCAATAACCTAGTAAACAAATACCTACAGATATTAGATTTCTTTGTGCATTTCAATTTAGACGAAAGCTTTAACGAAACTATTCGCTCGCGTCACCGCGACGCATTCTCGTACGATAGCTTTTCTGAAGGAGAGAAGCAACGTATCGATTTAGCGCTACTTTTTACTTGGCGTATGATTGCCAAGATGAAAAATTCTGTTGCTACTAATTTACTAATACTTGATGAAACTTTTGATTCGTCACTTGATCATGACGGGGTAGACAATCTTATGAAGATACTTTATAGCCTCGAAGATGATACAAATACATTTGTTATTTCGCATAAAGGAGAAATCCTTGAAGGTAAGTTCCAGAACAAACTAGAATTTTATAAAGATAAAAATTTCTCTAAAATGCGAAATAACAATTTACAAGCTGCATAAAATTTGGTATAATTATATTATTAATAACGAAAGTGAGTGAGATGAAACTATCCCCGTATACGCAAACAGTTCTTAAGAACTTTGCTGGTATTAATACCAATCAGGTATTTAGTACTGGTAACAGAATTAATACAATATCACCAGCTCGTAATATTCTTTCAAGTGTAAAGCTTGATGTAGAATTTACAGATCACTTTGGTGTATATGATCTTAATGAATTTCTCAATGTTGTGTCACTTGTTGACGAACCAGAGATTAAATTCGAAGATAAGTATGCACTAATTAGTGATTCTACTGGAAGAACAAAAATTAAATATTTCTTTACTGATGTTGATATGCTTATCGCACCAGATGATAATATGATCAGTAAAGCAATGGATATGTCAGATTTTGAGGTAGAATTTACCTTGGATGCCGATACGATTAATCGTGTCAAAAAAGCACAGAGTGCACTTGGTCATCAGACTTTGTCTATTACGTCTGCTGATGGCTCGATTGCCCTTACCGTTACTGATAAGGACAATCCAACCTCTAATTCATTTACAATTGAGGTACCTGGAAAAAGTAAAGGCGAAAGCTTTAACTTTATGATCAACTTAAATAATCTCAGAATTATCCAGGGGGATTATGAAGTTGGTATATCTAGTAAGATGATGTCTCGTTGGAATCATACCAGCCAAGATGTTATCTACTGGATCGCATGCGAAAAAACATCTGAATATGGAGAATAGAATGGCAGAAAAGCAGAATAAGCAAGATGATCAATTTGTTGATCTTGCAAATCGTGTAGGTCGCAGCACTATTGCAGTTATCGATACGATGGTTCAGCGTGGTGCACTCCGTGGCGAAGAACTGTCTACAATTGGTCAGCTACGTGATCAATGTGTACAGATCGTTGCGATGTGCGAAGCTAAACAGCAAGAAGAATAGATTTACATTTAGCTCCAAATATTATATAATAAACTTACTTGAAAAGGAGTTAATATGTCAAATAGCTTTCTATGGGTGGAAAAATACCGTCCACAAAAAATCTCTGAAACGATCTTACCCCCTCACTTACAGCAAACGTTTCAGAATATGGTTAGTACTGGTGAATTGCAGAATATGCTTTTTACCGGTACTGCCGGCTTGGGTAAGACTACCGTTGCCAAGGCTTTATGTAAAGAACTTAGCCTAGACTATATTGTTATCAATGGATCCGAAGAAGGTAATATTGATACATTACGCGGTAAAATTAAACAGTTTGCATCGTCTGTTAGCTTTAGTGGTTCTTATAAAGTTATTATTCTAGACGAAGCAGATTATCTTAATCCCCAATCTACACAACCGGCTCTACGTGGATTCATCGAAGAGTTCTCGGATAACTGTAGATTTATCCTAACATGTAATTTTAAAAACCGTATTATTGAACCACTTCATTCACGTTGTGCAATATACGAATTTAATACAAGTAAAAAAGATCTTCAAGGATTATGTGCACAATTCCTTAAGCGTGCACAACATATTTTAGAAGACGAAGGCGTAGGATATGATCAGATGGCTATTGTCGATCTTATCATGCGTCATGCACCTGACTGGAGGAGAGTACTCAATGAACTTCAAAGACGTTCTGTTCTGGGCGATATTGCTAGCAGCACTACTGATATGGGTGGATCCTTTAATGATCTATTCAAGCACCTAAAAGAAAAAGACTTTAAGTCTGTGCGTAAATGGGTGGTAAATAACCTAGATTTAGATACAAGTGCTATTATTCGTGGGGTATATGATAATATGAATGATAAAGTCGAATCCCAATCTATCCCACAACTTGTTCTTATTTTAGCAGAATATCAGCATAAGTCTGCATTTGTAGCTGATCATGAGATCAACCTTGTTGCCTGTATGACAGAAATTATGTCTTCGGTGAAATTCTCATGAATCCATTTGAATATGTAAACAGTATTAATTACACCAAGAAAGATATTATGGAGGATGAAAATACGTATAATCCTTACATGATTAATCGTAGCCTATCTTACTTCCAGGATACAGTTCTTGCAGCAAATGAAATGAACCGCTTGCATGCTCTTGACAAGAAACTACAATATCATTTTTATATAAATATAGTCAGAAAGCGGAAACGTTTTTCTAAATGGAATAAACCTGAATTAGAAAATGATTTAGAAGCGGTCAAAGAATACTATGGCTATAGTAATGAAAAAGCTCGTCAGGCTTTGGCTCTTTTATCATTGGAACAACGAAACGAGCTAAAAGAAAAGGTGAGTAAAGGTGGAAGAACAAAATAATAATGTCCAGTGGACTCCATCTAACATGCTTGAGATAACACTTCTTGAGCCTGATGACTTCTTAAAAGTAAGAGAGACACTTACACGTATTGGTGTAGCATCTCGTAAAGATAAAAAACTTTTTCAATCTTGCCATATATTACATAAGCAAGGTCGTTATTTTATTGTGCACTTTAAAGAATTATTTTTGTTGGATGGGAAAAAATCAAATTTAGAAGAAAATGATATTGCCCGTAGAAATACAATTGCTACTCTCATGAGCGATTGGGGACTAGTACAAATGGCCAAAAAGCAGGAACTCGAATGTGCTCCTTTACGCCAAATTAAAATTATTCCTTTTAAAGAAAAATCACAGTGGGAACTTTGTCCTAAGTATAATATCGGCAGCAAGTAATGCTAACCGAGGTTGATGAAGCAAATCTGAAAGAGGCTATTAATAATAGAAAATCATATTATGGCAAATTACAAATAGAGAAAAGTTCGTATCCAACATGGAATAGCTTAGTACCCTATTTCGACGATTCGTTTCTTAGCGGAAATATTAGAGCTAGAAATCCTCATAAGTTATTTGTTAATGTTGGTGATAATGATTTTAGTATCGTAAAAACTGTTAAAAATCATTTAAAAAATATTGTACAGGATACTACTGAATTTTCGTGTCATTGTTATGCCGGTTTTAGTCCTAATGCATTTGCTTCTCCTCCCCACTCTGATGGTATGGAAGTATTTTTTGTTATGATACAGGGATCAATGCCCTGGAAAATATTTGAAAATGGATGTGATTATAATAATGAAACAAAAACAATGACAAGCAAATCTACTTTTTCTAGACAATTAGTACAAGGCGATTTTGTATATGTACCAAAGGGAATTTATCATGTAGCGTTACCGAATCAATCACGTGTTGGTTTTTCTTTTGGTTGGTAGAATTTTTTAAGATATATTGTATAAATAAATTCGCAGACAAGGTGTCTGCAGGGAGCGCCAGAACGGGTTCCCATTTAACCTTGCTTAACAGGAGGTCATAATGACTAAAGCAACTTTACTACCTAGAAACGCATTTCTTGGTTTCGACCACATCTTCGATCAACTGGATAATATCCATAGTAGAGCGAATGATACCTATCCCCCACACAATGTAGTTAAACACGATGCATATCACTATGAAATCGAATTAGCTGTTGCGGGGTTTAGTAGAGAACATATTGATATTGAAGTAAAAGACCACGTTCTTACGATCAAAGGTGATCGTCCACAGCGTCGTCCTCAAGAACTTTATGTTCATAAAGGTATTAGTGCAAGAAACTGGAATAAGTCATTCAGACTGTCGGAATATACCGAAGTAACCGGAGCAGATCTAACGGACGGAATCTTGACTGTCAATTTAGAAGTCGTCCTTCCCGAAGAGAAGCAGCCTCGTAAAATTTCAATTGGAACAAACGAGGAAAAAAATGACAACACTAGTTCTGAACTACTCACAGAATCTGTTTGAGGCATTCTGTGAAAAATTAAACAGTACTTTCGATTCATTTGGTAAAGCTATCAGAGTATCACGCCAATTAGAAGCTAATCGTCAGATTGCTCGGTTGATGCTTCATGAGTATAAAGATCATACGTATGAAAGTCTTCTGGCTGAATTAAATTTTAAAACTTTGCAGGATATTTACAATGATAAATAATTTCTGGAAGTTTTTCTTTAAAAAAGCCAATAATCAACCGGAAACCATTGCAGAAATTGAAAGACTTCTATTCATGCAAATTAATGGTAGATATAACTAATGTGGCCTTATACTGAAGAAGAAAACGATCAAATAAGCTAAATAAATAAAAGGAGCAAGGTGACTTGCTCCTTTTTTCAAGGGAGAAAAATATGCAAGGTGTACCTAGATACTGTGAAAAATGCGGTCATCGGTGTCATTGTTATACTCCAGACTGTGAGGAATGTATTAATGATGTATGTACTGTCTGTGAGTGCGGCAATCAGAAAGACATTCCGGATTCATTTACAAGAGAAACTACTTAATATTAAAAATTGAGGATTATTATGTGGAACCAAATTGATGTTTCGTTTTTACCAAAGCCCAATCCTAACTTAAGACAAGAGGTTCTTTGTGAGGACAAAAAGATCGCTGGAGGATATTTTAAAGGACAAG